TGCGTGTGTTTAACGATGTCTTTTAAGATGTCTATCATAATGTTCTTATTGTATAGGATATTTAGGTCTTAGTCTAGTGTTATTTCAGAAACTTTGTACACTGCTGGATTTTGTTTACCAGGTTTCCGGAAGATGGCATAGTTGGCACCAGGTCGGAATTGATTCATTTCCACGACCTCGTATCCCTCGTCTGTGATCATCTGAGTCATGGCGGTCCTGGTGTTGTAGTTCCAGTATCCACGTTTTGCTTCGTGTAGGTCATAATCATAATGACAGTCAGCGTATTGGATGAAGCAATGCCCCCCGGGTATCAGCACCCTCTTGATGTCGTGCAGATACTGTTGTACGTGTTGTTGTGTGAAGAAAACGAATGTGTCCCAACTGAATACCAAATTGCAACTGCCCTGTGGTATGTTTGAACAATCTGTGTTCCTGGTTGTGTAGAATCTTAGATGTTTCTTTCCAGCTGGGTTGAATCTTCTCTCTACCGTTCGATGTACTTCCGGTAGTATGTCCAGGAAGTAATTCAATCTCCATGCCCTGAAATTCTTCGAGAACATTCCTGTCCCCGGTCCTATCTCTAGGCTGTTGTAGATGCTGGTCCTTGCGAACTGATTAATCTTGGTCTCTATCATCCTGGAAACCAATGGGTCGACAACAGGTTTCAATCGCTTCTGTTCGAGATCCAGCCGGAACCACGCAGGTGTCTTGTCTAGCCTGTCAATGACTTCGTTGTTGTTGGCATCCACTGCCATGGCGAGATCTTTTAGTATCTTTAGATTGGAATCGATTAACTCTCGTAGGTCCTGCTCTTTGACCTTTTCTAGCTTCTCTATCAACAATTTTATTTCTTCTATGCTTAACATGATATTATTTAAAATTCAAAAAGTTTGTTGAATGTGTTACTGGTTTCTGTGCTTTGAACGTCCCAATTCAGCACACCTATTAGGTTGTCTAGTTTTTGGTCCAGTATTCCTGTTTCCATTGCATCTCCGTCAAATGGCAATTCCTTGAACCACTCCGGGATACGCAATTCGTCTACGGGGTATGCAATACTGGTATATCCTAATGGGTTCTGTTTCAGTTTACACACGATGACCTTTGCACCATCCAGTATTGGCATGGAATACTTGTCACCATACATGTCCCTGCATCTATTCCAGTTCATGCTGGCCCTGACGTGTCCTGGCATGTTTGCCCTGCCCTTGGCCACTTCCGCCGCTTGGTATTTGGTCATGTTGTTTGCTCTCTTGGGAGATCCTTTCTCCCAACCTGGCATGGCCTTGAACTCTGCTCTGAATTCACTGATCCTGTCCAGCACCTTTTTCTCATCATTGCCTGAAAGCACCATGTACAGTATCTCACTCAAGAAGTCCTGTACGAAAACTGGTGTGTCTGATCTTTTTAGATCAAGTCCCATGGCCTTCATCTTGCCCTCTTTGCCGTCTACGTCTGTTCTCTGGCCTTCCTTGTCATAGTACAGCAGTGCATATCTTTTCTTCGTGATGAACAATCCCTTTGATGCGACCAGTTCTCTACCCGCCGCGATCACTTCTCCCCTTGTGCTTGGTGTGTGGAATGCTTTGGTCATGAATGCTTTGAATGAACTGTTAACTTCGTCTGATATCTTGTCGTACAAGCCCACTACTGAATCCTTTGTCCAAGGTATTAGTCCATCTTTGATCTCTTTCTCCAGTACCTTGTATGCTGAGAAGTACACAGAATCTGTGTCTCCATAAACAACGCTCTTACCTTTGTGATCATACTTGCCTGCAACGATCTCATTTACCTTACTGGCCATGTGTTTTGTGATACATCTACCTGACAGTGTAACGGACTGTCCAATCCTCATGTCGAAGAACCTACAGCCTGGGTTTAGGATCGCACCATACAGACTGTTCAAGTTGATCTTCTTGACCAACTGTCTCTTGTCCCAATACTCCCTTTCGATTTCGTTGTCTCCACACTCACGCATTTTCCTTTGCATCTCTTGTCTTTCTTCGTACCAACGTTTTAATAATCCTGGAATGATCGCTTCGTACTCGTATGTGAACAGAGTACCATTCGCACTCAACATCCATTTGTTGTTGCCATCGAACACTAGATCGTACAGTTGTGCCGCACTCATCCTGACGCTGGTATCATCTTCCCAATCTATTACAACTTCGGTGCCCTTCTCTTGATTCATGACCGCTTGGTACTCCCAACTACCAAACTGTCCATCCCACGATGCCGCGAATGATTTCTTTGCGTGTTTGGCCCTGTTGATCTCTGCGGAAGTTATTATAGGTCTTATCTGTCCCACGATTGTCTCCGGTCCCATGTTCAGTGCTCTAATAACACTTGGATACAGTGAGTTGATGTCGATCGATCCTATCCAGTCGTGTATTCCTTTTTGCGGAGTTGCCACATATGCTCCTGCCGCCGACATTGGTTCAGCGTCTTTGTCTCTGTATTTCCTACCTGGCACGATCATGCCACGTCTGTGTGTCTCATTCACTATGGCCTGTTCTGTCACCGCGACCGCACCCATTGTGGTCTGTAGTAGCACAGTGTTTTGGTGAGCGATCTCATTCGCAAGTTCTATGAATTTTAATTTCTTCTCAAGTTTGGCCAGCAGTGCTGTGTCCTGTCTGTTGTATTCAATGAACAATCCAAAGTCATTCTTGTAAAGTGCATCCAGTGATCCCTCATACACAGTTTTCTTCTCATCCAGTTCGTGTTCTCCTATCGCGTCTAGTCTGAAACTGTGTCTTTCCTCATATGTGTACTTCCTGTATAGTTCCAACAAGTCCAAGTGTACACGTCCTACAAGATCGAAACTCAACTGCTCCCTGCCATACTTCTCGAATATCCTCTTCCTGGGCTTCTCTCCCCAGAAACAAAGACGTCTCGTGTCATCTGAACTCAACACCTTCTGTATCCTGCCCACCGTGTATGGTATGTCGTAACCCTCTGAATTCCATCCTGATAAGATGTCTGCATCTTCCACCAGTTGCAGGAATGCGTCCAGCATGTCTTTCTCTTTTTCAAATAACATACAGTTGGGGAATCTCTCAGTCAACACCTTCGCGTCTTGCATGGATATGGTCTTCGGTGGTACTGCAAACGTAACCAGTTGATCAGTCCAGCTCATGTAACAACTTATGGCAGTTATGGGCATGAAAGGATCATCTGTTGTCGAATAACCCCTTTCGGGATCAAAGTCCACCTCAATATCAAAGAACATGGTGTTCAGCTTGGGGGTCTCCTTGCCCAGGTAGTTCTCTTCTAAACACCTGAACACAGGATTTATGTCCTGCTCATAAAGTTTCTTGTTGGATCTTATCCTCTGTTCCTTGATGAAATCTTTCTGTGTGGCACACTGCACCCTCTGTAATGGTTCACCGGTCATTGACCTATGTTTGCCCCTTGCGTCCTCGTAGTAGAAAACATACCTGGCATCGTACTCCACGAACACACGACCCTTCTTGGGATCACGTTCCACGACGTAGATCTTGTCCTCATCCTTTTTGTATAATGCGTCTATGTAACTCATATTACCACCAATAACTTGCCACGCCGTAACCGTAGACATTTATGATTGCGAAGTAACCAGTGATCATCATTACGAATGCCGCTTCTCTCCTGTATGAAGCATAACATTGTGTGACCGCCCCTACCAAGAACCCCGGATACACGATAGTCATGTCTGGATCCGAGGCCGTGATCGCTAGTGTGAGGCTGGCCCCGACTGTGAATATGAAACTGACAAGCTCAAAATAGAATGCTACTCGGTCACTCTCATAGCTACGAAGCCAGAATAATCTGACTTTTTCCACTATAACTTGCCTGCGGCCACTAGTATAGATTCCAACACGTCTAGGTCGTCTGTTAGATTCTTATAACTGTCCTTGTGTGCTATTGCTATCGCTTTGTTGATTATTGTGGGTTTGAGCTCAAGCTCTTCTGCTATTGCTTTCACCGTGTCTCTCAATCCACCTTTTAGGTCATCCACTTCGCCCAGTACCTGTGAACCCTGTGATATGATCTGTATCAGCTTCTGCTTCTCTGCGTCATTGAAATTTCTTACTGTCATTTTTTTTTCTCCTTGTTTATTAGTTTACTGTTATTATCTTATTTTGTCAATTTTTTAAAAGTTGATAATCCACTTAATTTTTCTTGCCATGAGTTACTTTTATGTTCGCGGTCAACAAATATTCCATTTTTACTTTTTCCAATTTCACTTTCTCCGATTCTGGTAAGAAGTTCACAATCATCTGTCACTTGGCCGAGATCATGCACCGAGTAAACCACGATGTTATTGGTAATTATGCGTTGTGGCATAGAGTGAAATTTATCCTGCACCGTGTTGATGTTCCTAGGCGATCCATAGTGATAGGTCACCAGTGTGCTCAGGTTATCGAATTTGTCTAGAGGCAAGTCTGACAGTGGTCCAGTAAGAGTGCTTAAAAAATCAACATCAGTCAACATGTCTTTTTCATATTTCTCTTCTATGAATCTGTACTGCCCTTTGTATTGATATTTTTCTATGTAATGTTTGTGCTTGTTTTTACACCATTCAGTTACAGGGGTGTGATCAACGTTTGTGCAATCAGTGATAGAATCCACATTTCGTTGGGGAATGAAAAAATCAAGGTTGCTGAATCCACCTATCCAACCAATGCGTTTTGGTCTGCTATGATACAACACTCTGTGTAATATGAAGTAATCTTGGAATGTCAACCCATAAAAGTCTGCCTCGTCTGTGAGCACAGATTTTTGATCCATCATGTCTCGATGAACTTGCCACCAGAATTTATGATCAATCATATATTTTATTAGTTGTTTATCCTGTTGTTATCCAACAAGTATATAACAGATCTGTATGTAATGCAAATTATTTTTTCTTGGTAGCGACGTTCTTGGCTTTACCACGTCTGTTCTTTTTTGGATCCTGTCTACGTTTCCTTGATGCGGCTGACTTCCTGCCTTTCTTGCCCAGTGCGTGTGCTTTCGATCTTGGTAGGCACTTGGGTTTACCTTCCTTGCTGGAACCCCTAGCACAGTCGCCCCTGATCTTGCCATCTGGACCAAAACGCACCCATTTGTCCTTGAACCATTT